AACACTCAAAACAACCAACGCGTTGTTCGCTGTCAGTGATTATGTTGATGTAAATCTTGAAACTAAAAAAATTGGTAATGTTCCAGGAAAAGTTCAGGCATGCATGGATAAGATCGAAAATAGCGAGATTTATCCATTAAGCATTACTTGTGAAGCAGGTTTAGGTACTGTTTATGTAAACTCATTTAACCCTTTAACAAGCGGTTACTTTGATGATATGGTACCTTTTAGTAATGCAATGACAGATCTTACTTCGCAGAACGATGATAAAATACCCGACACAGCACAGAAATATCTTGCAGTTGCAAACGAATTTATAACATTTGCAGACAACAAGCGTAAAGATCACTTATTTATTGCTGATCCGTTAACTAACATTTTCATTCAAGGTAATGATATCAAGACACTTGATGACCCTACAAAAAACTTTACACAACACATATATTGGCCGTTACGAAATCAGTTTGCTGGAATTAATTCAAGCTATGTATCAATCTATGCCAATGTTGCAAAAGTAGCAGACACAGTAACTAATAGACAAGTATATGTACCATTCTCAGGCTTTGCCGCAGCAGCAATGGCAAACACAGATACTAATTTCTATCCGTGGTTTGCACCTGCAGGTTTTACACGCGGTGTTGTAACAGGTATTACCGATCTCGGATTCTTCCCGAAACAAAAACAACGCGATCAGTTGTATAAACTATCACTCAACCCTGTAGTCTTCTTCCCTAACGAAGGGTTTGTAATCTTCGGTCAAAAGACCTCGCTCAAAAGACCTAGCGCGTTCGATAGAGTCAACGTAAGACGTTTATTCTTATACTTAGAAGTACAGACAAAAAACACTGTACGGTATTTTGTATTCGAGCCAAATACACTCTTTACAAGAACTAACGTTAAAAACGTTCTTTCACCGATATTCGATCTCGCAAAGAATACTCAAGGTGTCTATGACTACTTGATTATTTGTGACGAAAGAAATAACACACCTGATGTTATCGATCAGAACGAGCTTGTAGTTGACATATATCTTAAGCCGGTAAGAGCCGCAGAGTTTATACTTGTCAACTTCTATGCAACAAGAACAGGTGCTAATTTCCAAGAAATTGTTGCTTAAAGATCTAACAACTAACTAAATACTTATATGGCAGACGTAAATCAACTAATCCAAGACTTCTACAGAGTAGCACGTGAAAGAGAATTCGCTCGCGATTTCAACTTTCGTGTGTTACAAATTAACACAGGTAGCGCCGTAAACGCTGCAGGTCAACCTATAGTGTTTGAAGATTCAGACTTAGTGTATGTTAAATCAGCAACACTTCCTGAAAGAGCAATCACAAACGTCCCTGTACCGTTTATGGGACTTAACTTTAATGTACCCGGTAACGCTACATATCCTGGTAGCGAAGCGTATTCGCTTACTTTTTACGCTGATGCAAAATCCCAAATACGTCAGAAGTTTGAAGACTGGTCGCGTTATACATTTGACGATGCAAACAGCACAGGTGATTATTTGACACCTAAACAATCGTCATACATAACTCTTGTTCAGCTTGATAATAAAATGCTTAAAACATCAGAATATACCTTAGTAGGTGTATCACCGAGATCCGTTGGACCACTTTCTTACAATATTGCAGGTGGTTCAGGTGAAACGGTAGAATTTACTGTAACATTATCATATCACTACTTTACGAGAGCAGTATAAACTTAATAAATAATTAGGTGAACGATCCAATTACTAGTGCATTAAACAATGCTGCTGGTTTATTAACGGGTACAAATCCACCTTTTGCGCCTCAAATAACCGAGCTTATTGGTACCAATATACCTGGTCAACCTCTGATTAGTGCTCGCGATTATTTCCTTGCACAAATGGACTCATGGATTACTGCGACACCCATGTCAACACAGTGGATAGTTCTTATTGAGCGGTTACCGCAAAATCTTACAACAGAAGTCCTTCAAACATTAGAGCGTACCGATGGTAGTAAGCACGGCTTTGATATTGATGTTGCGAAAAATACTACATATAATTTCGCAACACAAAAAATTGTTGGTTGTTTATTTACATACAGTGCAACATTACCGAGTGAGCAGTATGATGTAGGCAGCGTAAGTGTACCCAATAACCGCGGCTTCACACCCGGCATTATTGCACAGGGAAGACAAACAGAAGCACCTACTCTTGCATTAGAGTTTCGTGAAACTAACACATCATTCGTTGATTTTGTAATACGACCGTGGACCATACTTGCATCACATTACGGGCTAGCTGCGAGACCTGGAGATACTGCACTTACACGTGATCCAAAAAATGTAAAAGCAAACGTTCTTGTTATGCAATATTCAAGATCACTTGCAAATATGTCAATGATACCACGTAAAGTATGGCAGTTTTATAATTGTGTACCATATAACGTGAGTGAGCAGTCTCTTGATTATACAGAAGAAAAATTATCTACAATTACAACAAGATGGACGTACTCACATTATACAGTGGCTAATAATTCATACTTTCCAATTATTAACATTATTAATAATATATCAAGAAATGGGTTCCCGACAATTACCGGTGGTGCTTTCAATATTAACAGCTTTAAACCTCTTTAATTCGTTGAGATAAAAAAATAATGTAATAATTAATGTTGATGCTTTCGTTTTATTACACAGCATATATACCTAGTCAGAAGCACACTATAAAAATTAAAGAGCTTAATTTTTGTAACTATAAGAATATTGTTAAAATAATTACAAACAATAATGACGCACTAATAGAAGCAGCATTCAATGATTTAATATATGATGTTACAGGATATAAACACGAGACATTTACATTTCTTGATAAACTAATAATCCTTCTCACCGTGCGGTCTGTATGTATACTTTCTGATATTGAGCTTGTCGTAACTTCACCAGAAACTGAAAAAACATACAACGTAAGCTATCGTATATATGACATAATACAACGACTAACAAGTCTTGATTTAGCAGAACATGATACAGTTATAAAAATATACAACTCTATACTCGAAGTAACATTTGGATTACCATCAAATTTGTTTATTGACAAGACGAATGAATCATTATTTGCAACCATTAAACAAATAAAAATAAATGACGTTGACATACCGCTTAATAAGGATGACATAATTGACCGACTACCAATTAATGTTTTTAAAGATGCAAAAGTTTTTCTTGCAGAAATAGAAAATAAAATTAACGGTATCAATTTAATGTCAGTTACAACACCTGATATATCACCTGATAATGCAATTGAAGTACCATTAACACTTATAGAAAATTCTGTACTTGAATTTCTTAAACTTTGTTACAGACGAGACTTGCTATCAATATACGAACTTGAATATATTTTAACATCAAAGTTAAAATTACCACATGATCTTGTTTATAACTCAACGCCTGCAGAACTAATGTTATATATTAATTTCTATAATAAAGAAAAGAGTGAGCAGGATAAACAGCAAAAACGGTCTGTAATGATTGGACCGCCTCCGAATGCCTAGTTTATTGAATAATATACTATTGTGATTATATATAATAAAAGATATGAACCCTAACGTTAATGATTTATTAAAACAGCTTGATAATATTAATCAGCAAGCACTTATTGATATTTACATACCTACTTTAAAAAGAACTGTAAAGTTTAAAAACCTTACATTAAAACAGCAAAAAAATTTATTAAAGTCTGCTATTGATGAATCGTTAACAAAGCTTTCTTTTAATTCTAATATATACTCTATTATAAAGGAAAATAACACAGAGAGCATTGATATAAACGCATTAACAACGATTGATAGATCTGTCATATCTTTAACATTGCGAGCTGTAGGTATAGATAAAACATACCACACTGATGAAAAAGAAATTAATTTGGATGAAGTAATTGCTAATGCACCTAATATTGAATTAACAAATTTAGAACATACATTTACAAGTGATAATATTACTATTGAACTTACTGCACCACAGCTTAAAACAGATTTCGAGTTAAGCAACTATTCTCTCAATAAACTAAAGCAACAAAATGTAGACTTGAAATCAGTTATAGGGGAGCTGTTCATATATGAACTTTTAAAATTTGTAAAATTAGTAACAATAAAGAGCGGTGAAGATAATACAGAAGTTATATTTAATACAATAAGAATAGAAGACAGAATTGCAATTGCTGAAAAATTTTCTTCAAATATTACAAATATTATTTTAGATTTTATAAAAGCATATAGAATTTTAGAAAACAAATTTTGTAAAATTGGCGATACTACAATAGATATTGACGGTTCCTTTTTTACCATTTAATATTTTTTTAATAAATATATTAAATGAATGAAGTAAATATAGAACAGCTTCAATCTATATTCGGTACCGTTGCAAGCATAGAGAGAGAAGTTAAATCACAGCAACGTGTTATAGAAAAAGCATCGCACGTATTAGGAGATAAACTTCCTGATATTACTAAGCATTTAACTACATTAAGAGATGTAAAAGAAATTGTTAGTGAGTTGGTACGCGCGTCACGAGACAGCGCACAAACAGTAACCTCTACAGGTGAAAAAACTGTTGAAGAACTTAGTAAAATTAACACTAATATTGTGTCATCAAATAAAGAAATAGGTAAAAATATAAATGATGAGCTTAACAAATACGGTACAAAACAAGAGCAAACTATTGATAAATTAGAATCAACTTTATCTTCAAATTTTAAAACAGTAAGTGATACTTTTCTCTCTAAATCACAAGAAGGAAAAGAAGATCCTTTTAAAGTATATATAGATAATATTATTAATGTCTTAGGTGGTAAGATTGATAATTTAACTTCATCAATCGCGCAATTAAAAAATACACAGCCGAGAGCAAGCAGTGCCAGAATTAAAGGTGATGTAAGTAATTTATTAAAACAGCAAATTAACGTTTTACAAAATATTAAAGCATCATCAGATAAAAAAATGACTTCGATTTTTGAAGCTATCACAAATGCAAATCAGCGTACAGCAGCAAAAGAACGAAAAGAAAAAACGACACCACAAGAAATAAATCTCTCTCGAAAAGACAGAAAATTGTTGACGTCGCTCGACAATGCTACAAAATTTGATGCACTTTTGCATGAAGTAAAAGATACAAAAAAAGGTGACGGCAAGTCACCATTAATGAAATTAATTTCACCACTTATGCTTTTACTTGGCGGCGTCGGTGCACTAGCGTTTGGTGTATTTAAATTTCCTACAGTAAAGAAGATGTTTGATGCATTTACAAAAACATCAATGGGTGGTGGTATAATGTCTTTCTTTCAATCTCTTGGACCTAAAAATAAAAGTGTAAAAGAAATTATTAAAAATATACCTTTTGTAGGTAGAATGGTAGACTTATGGGATGCATTGAGCTTGATGCATAAGGGTAATTATAAGGCAGGATTTAAACAACTTGCATTCGCGATACCGGGTGCTGAATATCTTGCTTTACTGCTCGATACCTCGAAAGAAAGACTTTTGAGTTCAGCATATGATAAAGCTGGCGATAAAAGTGTTAAAATACCTTTTATTGGTGCAACAGCTGAACAACTCTTTAATGGTGTTTTTGGTGGTGTTTCAAGTGTATTTGAGCCCGTTATTTCGTTTTTTAGAGATGGCTTCGGTGCATTAGGCGATGTTTTTAACTTACTCAAAAAAGGCACAGAAATTAATTATAATGACGTTGCATCAACACTCGATAATATTTCAACAAAATATTTCCCATCACTAAAACCGGTATCAGAAATTTTTAAATCGCTTGCAAAAAGTTCTTTTGATTGGACATCTGCAAAGATGGGTATAAAGCCTGGAAAAGAAATAAAACCAATTAATATAGGTGATATGTTTAAATCCGTTTTTGAAACAATATCAAATAAAATATCGAAAGCTTTCGAATCACTAAATGAAATAATGAGTGCTCTTGGAATGGTGTTTAGTGGCGATACCCGTACACAACAGCGTGGTCTTAATATCTTAGATAGATATGCACCCGGTATTTCAAATGGGATAGGTACCTTTCTTAATGTTATAGATAGTATAAAGAATTTAGCAGGTAAAGACGGAAAAATTAATATGTACGATATGATAGCAGGTAAAGGCATATCTACAGAAGGTAAATTTAGCAGAGGTGAGAGGTATAAAGCATCAATGCCAAAAGAAGGTCAAGATGCACTCCAGCAATATGAACTGCTAACGTCTGAAATACAGACATTACGTAATGATCTCGAAAAAACTAAAAAAGGCCCGGGTGTAGGCGACTACATAACTATGGATATATATGAATTAGCAGGTCAGTTTAATACAAAAGAACGCGCTGCAGAAAGAGAAAAACGCGAGAAAGAAATAAATGATAAAATTAAACTAAAGCAATATCAAAGAGATATTCAAATACAAAAAACAATGCAGTACGGAGCGCCTTTAGATTATTTTTTCCCCGGTACTTCAGTGAAAGAAGCATCATCATTATCATTAAACACAAATGATATTAATCAATTGTCACCAAATATCAGTGCAAAAACCGATAACAATAGACAGACACCTGTTCTTTCACAAAGAGAAACAAATCCGTTTAAAAACGTTAATCAAGCACCTGATAGATTTCAAATGCAGACAGATACATATCGCGGTTATCTTGAAAATGATAAACGAGAAAGTAAACAACAAATTGAAGTACAACAAAAATTGTACGATCTTATTAATGGCCCGGTTTTAAATTTACTGAAAGAATCTGCATTTAACGGTAAAGCACAGGTATCACATCTCGAACAAACATCAAAAGGAATAGCATCTATGGGTAATTCCCCGCGTAATAATGTTGTAGTTAGTAATGTAAAAAATTCTATACAATCATTTGGCGGTACAAATACACTTAATGCTAAAGCAAATGCATTAGGCGCTGCGGGTATAACTGTTTAATAAATAATAATTATGAGTTTATGGTCAATAAGAAGAAGTGCTCTCGATGTACCTGCAACAGGTATACCTTCTACAAGCGTTAATGATGCTGTCGCATTACCAATAATACAACCATTACCGCTACCTGTTGATATTGTACGCCATTATTATTGGACACATTCACCAAGACCTGCATCACGTGAAGAGGTACCATACATAAAGCTAACCGAAAAAAGATTGCGTTCAAACGCTCTTATTGCACAATTAAAATACTCCCTCGGTCTCACTGCTAATGGTGCAAATGAAATAGCACAGCAACTCGCAAGCAGACCTGATGCAAGCAAACTACTTAAAACAATCGCAGGTGATGTACAAACAGGAGCCAATCTCGTGACATCAATAAGTGATAGAGTATTGCCAGGAAATGCAAATGATACAGCATGGAATTCGCCGTACCTTGTTCCTTACAGAAATCTGTATTTAACAGAAAATACAGGGTGGAAATTTTATTTACCATACTTTGAAAATGCATGGGATGGAATACAAAATCAATTTAGTTCTTCAGGCCCTACAAACGTACTGGGTGGTATGGCGCAGGCAGGATCTGAATTTCTTTCTGGTGTAACAGAAATGTTGGCAGCAACAAATAGACCGTTTGAAGTTACATATGTTGAGCGATCTAAATTTTTTAATTATTCAGACGATGGCGAAGATATCGTAATTAATTTTCCATTAATTAATACCGGTCAAGTTGACTTTAATGATGTATTTAACAATTGGCA